CGGGGTGAGGTTGCTGCCCTTGGCCTACTGGAATGACCGTGGCCAGCGGATCTGGCACTTTTGACCTTGAAAGGGTGGGAAAATGGAAACGCTGAAAGAAGTGCTGATGTATAGGGATCGGCTGACCAGTGAGGAGGCTGAAGATGTGATTCAGGAAGCACGGGTTGCCGTCTATGAAGGGGATGATCCGGAAGAAGTGCTAGCCGAACTAGGCCTGGAACCGGATTACGTGTTTGATCTGATTGACTGAAAGGAAAAGGGGATGAAACGCGCACGAATAAGCTCGCTGATTGAAATAACAGAAATCGGTCCGAATGATGCTTATAAGGGTGACGAGGGGGTTGTAGGGAGAGTACTGGAAGTAGTAGGTAGTATAAGTCAATGGGAGGACGGTTGGTTTTATACGGATCAGGGCCTAGCGGGGCCCAACACAGCTTTTTATCAATTTAAATACAAAGTGTTATACTACTGAAAGGAGAAGGGTTATGTATGAAACGCTAGATGGAGAGGTCCGCCGTCAGAGAGCCGAAATGACGCAAGTCTGCGTAGCGAAAGCCCGGCTGATCAAGCGGACACTCGGGCCGAGGTGTGCGGCGGGGTATCTGAGGAACAGAGGGTTTAAGCTGGCCACGGCACTCTTCGTAGTTGCCAAGTCGCGGAGGGAGTATTCAAATCCGCTTGTTTGACCAGCAAGGCAGTCAGGCCGGGGTGACAGTCCGGCCGAGCGGCAATGTTGCCTGAGAGAGGTGGAACCATGAATGAACTGGAAGAGGGACAGATAGCAGGGAAGGTCGGCAAGGCGGTGCTGGCGGTGGGATTGGCCGGCTTCGCCGCCGTCTGTATCGTGGGCAGCATGGCGTACATTGCCGGCCGAACAGACCAAGCGGTCGCACAGGCCCGGCGGGAGGTGCTTCCGGTCCGGGATTGCTACTGGGGGAGGGTCAGAGAGGCAGGGCAAGCCGCCGCTGCTAGAGTACTGGTATGCCAAGGAGGGAAGCAAGCATGATTCACCATACGCCTGACCAAATCGCCGCCGTTGCCCGTGACGGAGATGCAATCTGCCTGCACTGCGGGGAGACCCAGGAAGTCCTCGAAGGCTTCAAGTTCCACAATCTCTGCGAGAGCTGTGGGGAGTACGCCCTGCTTCCCGCCCGGACCATTCTGGAGGTACTGAATCTTGTGGAAGATTGCTAGTCTGGTCGGGCTGGGAATACTGGCCGGGTGTGGGAGTACTGGCCCGATTATCCGGGTGACGGAGAATCCCCGGCTGGAGTGTCAGTTCCAGAATAGAGGCACTTGGGAAGCACACAAGAACTTTCTCGGGTGCTACTATTGGAGCCTGAAGGGCTGCACAGTGATAGTCCCCCCGAACAGGCCTGACGTGTTGAAGCACGAACTCCGGCACTGCTATGAGGGAAACTGGCATCGGGATGGATATACTGAAGAGGATTTGAAAGGAGAGGCAAATGAGCAACGAGATACAGAAAGGTGATCTAGTGATGGTTGTGAAAGCAAAACCCTGCTGTGGTGATACTCGTCGTCTGGGGCAAGTGTTTGAAGTACAAGCAATCGTGCAGGACTGGGTCAAGTGCTATCGCTGTGGAAAAAGGTACAAAGGAATTGTGGCTGTGCGTAATAAAACAACCCGACAGGGGTATATAACCACGCGGCTGCTTAAGATTAACCCACCAGCTCAATCTCTCACCGAGAAGGAACTTCTTCATGTCCCCGCATAGTCCGAACGCCGGTCTTACTCTCAAATATCCGCCCTCAGGAAGTGGGGTAGTGGGAGAGGCAGCTCCTCGCTATCCCGAGCGGGTCACAGTAACCCTCCAAGCGCCCCTCGGTTCCTACACCCAGGAATACTCCAGCAAAACCGGAGCACAGATCGCCGCCGACGTGGTCGGCCTGTTCAAGGCCACCCCTGTCCTCTCATCCACCTTCCGGGTTACGCTCAGCAACCCCTACGCAAGCTGGTCTAACGGGCGATATACTGTCACCGTGAGGGCAATATAATCCCCATCCCTTCCTTGCGTTTTTCCCAATCTGTGCCATAATACACATTCGGCGGGAATCTCGATCACGCGCCCCTGAAAAGACGGATCATCCTTTAGGAGTTTGAAAGATGAGCGAAGCAGAAACCAAGGCAGCAAAACCCAAGGCAGAAGTAACCCAAGTCAGCATGACTGATGGCCGGTCGGTCGGCTTTGCCGGGAAGAAGCGGCTGGACAAGGAAATCATCATTGAAGGGGAGAATGTCAGTGTCCGTTTCGACTTCCGAAACGGCGAGACACGCACCCTGGATCTGGGCGATGTTCCCGAATCCATCCAGCTGCAACTCCTCGGCCACGGCGCGAGCCAGAAGGTGGGCGATGAGTGCGCTGGGGAAGAGGACGTGGATGACATGGTCCTGGCAGTGGATGGGATGATCGGCCGCCTGCTCAAGGGCGAATGGTCGGCCGCCCGCCAAGCGGGGGATTCCAGTGCTGGCGGCTCCCTCGTGGTCAAGGCGCTTGCCGAAGTCACGGGCAAGTCGGTCCAGGCCATCAAGGACTTCCTGCAGGGCAAGCTGGACGCAGACAAGGCCGCGGGCGGCAAGCTCACCCGTCAGGCACTGTACGCCTCCTTCCGCGTTCCGGGCAATCCGGTCGCCGCCGTCATCGAGCGCATGGAAGCAGAAAAGCGGGCCAAATCAGTCGGCGCAGTCTCGGCCAATGACCTGCTTAGCGAACTGAGCTGATCCTCAGCTAGCTAATTCAAGCAGCCCGCCCACAAAGTGGGCTGCTTGGGTGAGGGAGTTGAAGAACCCTGCTGGCTGGCCCCGGCAGGAAGGTAGACCGGAGGTCTGATGACCCACCCCTACCGAGTCCTGCGTGAGCAGGGCGGCTGTGAAACCCCGCCGGGGACTTTCTCCCCTTTCACCCCGGCGGGATTCAGCTCAGGGAGACTAAGAGATGTGAAAGATGTGTGATCCCTTACTTGCATATCCGCCCGAATATGCCATAATGGGTACGAATAACCCCGGAATTATCCGGCCCAACAACCAGTCAGAAAGGCAGCCTTCTATGCACCTCCTCCGCTACCCAGCTCCCCGCCGGGCGAGCACCCGGATCAGTCCGGCAGTCAAGCCCCTCAACATCCCCTCCCAGCATATCAGCCATCCCTACACCGAAGCAGATGTGCTGAGGACTCTTGCATACGGGGGACACTTCGATTTCAGCTCCGGCCAGCACGACTTCGAGACAGAGCAGGTCAGGCGGTTTGCACGAGAGGCCCAGCAGACCCTTCACATCCTCAAGGGGGCATGATGGCTGCCCCAAAGAAGATCATCCCTTCTCGAAGCTTGCACCTTCACCTTCCTGAAGACCTCCAGGCCCAGGTGGATTTGCGCCTGTTCAGTGAGGCGGAGAACCGCATCCCTAAGGGGGCGTATCAGAAGTTCTTCTCGGATCTGCTGCGGGAGCATTTCACCGCCCGTCCGCTCGACCTTGCCCCCTTTATCCCTTCCCTCCAGCCCGGCACTCACATCATCCAGGCACCCTCTCACGTTATCCTCCGCCTGCTCGACCTCCTGAAAGGAACCTCCGCATGAGCCAGTCCCCTGAAACACTCTCCCGCATCTCGATCCTCCGGGCCAAGGCCCAGGAAGGCACCCTGACCGTTGAGGAGATGAAGGAAGCGATCCTGCTTCTCCGAGGAGATCGTACCCGTGCTGCCCATTCGAGCGACGCTTCCCGGCGCAAGTCCGCCAAGGCGGCTGTCCCGTCCGCACAGGACCTGTTGAGTGAGTTGGGGCTATGAGCCGGATCATCTGTAAAGAGTGCCAGCACGGCGACTTCTACCTCAACGGCCCCCAGGGGACGTGCCGGCTCAACCCTCCCGTTGCATTCGTGGTCGTCATGCCGGTGGGAAAGATTTCTGGGCAGGTCCAGCCAGTCCCCCTTGCCGCCTTCCCCACTGTCAATGAAGATCACTGGTGCAGCAAGGCCGAACGAGCAAGTAATATCGCATTGAACTAAAGGAGATAGAAATGCTATACTGTAAAGATTGTCACTTCAGCACGGGCGGGATGTGGGCGCTGCTTGATCCTGAGGGATCGAAGTGCCTGCACCCAGCGGTTCAGCCGCCCTCCAAGCTCAGCCTCGTCACCGGCAAGCGGAGCCAGGAAGTCCGGTTTTGCTTCTCCGCCCGGAATGATCGCGCAGCTTGTGGTCCCGACGCTACCCTGTTCGTCCCCAAGTCATGACTAGCCGCCCTCCCTTCCCGGCTGTCCTTGACAGCACGATCGTCGCGGCGTTCCGGTCCTGCCCCCAGAAGATGTTTCGGGAGTTCGTCCAGCACTACAAACCTGCAACCCCTTCCGTCCACCTACACGCAGGTGGGGCTTTCGCCAAGGGCCTGGAGATTGCCCGGAAGTCCTTCTTCCAAGACGGACTCTCCGCCGAAGAGAGCGAGGCGAGGGGTCTGGGCGCCCTGATGAAAGAGTACGGGGAGTTCCAGTGTCCTGCCGACTCTGCCAAGTCCCTCGAGCGTACCGCCGGCGCGTTCGAGTATTACTTCTCCCAATACCCACTCCAGACCGAACACGCCAAGCCGGCGATGCTTCCCTCTGGCCGCATCGGGATTGAGTTCAGTTTCGCAGAACCCCTCCCGATCAACAACCCAGAGACAGGTGACCCGATCCTGTACTGTGGACGGATGGACCAGATTGTGGAGTATTCAGGTGCCCTGTACGGCGAGGACGACAAGACGACCTCCCAGCTCGGTTCTAGCTGGGCGAGACAGTGGGACTTACGCAGCCAGTTCACGGGGTACTGCTGGGCCGCCCGGCAGGCCGGCATCCCGCTCAACGGCTTCCTGGTCCGGGGAATCAGCATCCTAAAGACGAAATACGAGACCCTTCAGGCCATCACATACCGCCACCCTTGGATGATTGATCGGTGGTATGAGCAGCTCCTCCGGGATGTCGCCCGCATTATCCAGTGCTGGGAATCCGGCGTGTGGGACTTTAACCTGGATCACGCCTGCGCCGAGTACGGCGGCTGCCCCTTCCGGCAGGTCTGCCTGTCCAGTGATCCTGAACCCTGGCTGCAGGGGGGGTTTATCCGCCGTCGGTGGAACCCGCTTTCGAGGGAAGAAGAGGAGGTTGTATGAGTGATGAAGACTTCACATCTGTCGAACATGCCCGGAAGATTCGGGCCAAGCACTACTCCGAGCGGAGCATCGCGGAGGATAAATTCCTCGCTTGGTTCGACACGGAACAGGAGGAAGATGAAGCGGAGGAGCTGTTTGATTGTCCGATCCACGGTGTTGAAAGGAGAATGAAATGAACCTTACCGAAGAACAGCAGCGCCAGTGCCGGGAAGCGTTTAAAGCTGAAAACTACGTCATTACCGCAGATGGAGACCTGTTTGTCAATATCTACAGAGACGGCTTTGCTGCTGGCCTAGCTGCCGCTCGGGGGGAAGCGGTTGTTTTGAATGTTTCTGCCTGGGGAAACGACGATAAAACTTACGTTTCCACAACGAAAAAACATCCAAGCGGGGATATTGAAGTTACCACTAGCGAGGCCTCCCCACCACCGCAGCCAGCCAGTGAGCCGATCAGCGAGGAGCGGGCTGAATATGCTCTCAACGTGAAGCATCCTGACTGTCTTAAGGCCGTCGACGCATTCTGGGAATACTGGAAAGAGAATGGCGAGACACACAAGCATGGTTACTACAAATCTACATGGGGTGCAATCAATCAGGCCATTCGATGCGTTGGGATTGTTGAACACAAATACACGTCCCCACCAGCACAAAGGAAAGAATCGTGAATGTTTCTTACCCAATATCTTCAAGACCTCACATTGTTTGGAGACACATTGATGGCCCTTTGCTTTGTGGCCGGCATGGTGAATTGCATTGGCTCACTATCAATGAACGTATTTTCGTCTGCCTTGGCCTAGATGACGAAGCAACCCTTGAAAAGAAACATTGGCCGCATATCCGGCAACCTGAGCGCGAAGGAGCGGAGAAATGAACATCGGAAGATACTGCAAGGGATGGCCTAGTAAGTATGACAGTAGCTACGACCCCTGCCGTGGCAGCCATGAAGAATTGTTCGATCCTAAACTCATCCAAGCGGAGGGGAAATGAGCAACCAAATCGCAGTGTTCTCTCTTGGAAATGGAGTGACGCTCCATCTACCTATAAATACGGAGCCGAAACACTATTCATGGGAGGAAGCACAGGAAACCCTAGAAAATTTTGCAGACAAAATTGGTGCCTCATTCCAGTACGCCTATGACGAAGATACAGGAGCCAGCCATGAGTGACATGAAACTAATCGACACCCTTACGGAAATCATCACGCACGGGATTATGGATGAAGCCGCCAGTACAAACATTGCAATCAATGTCGCTGCTGCCGCCCGCTCCCACTACATCCCAGATGGCTACTGCGTGGTGCCGGTTGAGCCGACCGATGAAGATTTTAAGCGAGGAGTTAGAGCGTTTCAGTCTGGATTCAACGGAACCGATAATCTATCAGATTGGAGGGCTTTCTGGCAGGCAATGATCGCAGCAGGGAGGAAGCCATGAGTGACAAACCCTGCGACGATTTATCCGGTACATGCGATCAGTACCCAGCATGTGTGTGCGGACGTGCTTGGAAGGCGCATGAGGCAAAACTAAGGAAGTCAACCCTGAAACCTGAAAGGAAAGACGATATGAGCATGTGCATCTACCACGGCAATTGCGCCGATGGATTCGGAGCGGCCTGGGTGGTTCGTAAGGCGCTCGGCGAGATTGATTTCCACTCCGGAAAATACCAAGAGGCGCCGCCCGACGTTGCCGGCAAGGACGTTGTGATGGTTGATTTCAGCTACAAGCGCTCGGTGCTGCTGGAAATGGCCGAGAAGGCAAATAGCATCCTAATTCTAGATCACCACAAGACCGCCGTGGAAGACCTGATCGACCTGCCGACGAACGTGACGGCAAAGTTCGATATGAGCCGCAGCGGGGCAATGCTGACGTGGGAACACTTCTTCCCCGGAGAAGAACCGCCGCCACTCTTGCTGCACATCGAGGACCGCGACTTGTGGCGCTTTGCGTTGCAGAACACGCGCCAGATTCAGGCGAACGTCTTATCGTTCCCGTATGACTTTCAAGTGTGGGACACGTTGATGGCGGCGGCACCGGCAACACTGGCAGCGGAAGGCGAAGCCATCGAGCGCAAGCACTTCAAGGACATTCGGGAACTGCTCGGCGTGACGACGCGGGACATGGTGATCGGAGGCCACCGCGTGCCGGTGGCGAACCTGCCCCACACGATGAGCAGCGACGCCGGCCACGAACTGGCAAAGGGCCGGCCGTTCGCGGCCTGCTACTGGGATACGCCGGAGGGCCGGGTATTCAGTCTGCGGTCGAGCGACGACGGCGCGGATGTTGCCGAAGTGGCAAAGCAGTACGGCGGCGGCGGGCATCGCAACGCGGCAGGTTTTCGCGTGAGCTTCGCCCAGGCACAGGCGTTCGAGGTTTGATGCACAACGTGTAGGTGACCGGCGCTGCGCAGCTTCACCGCGCAGCGTCCAGAGAGCGAAGCGAACGGGGTCGACCGTAGGGTTAGCCCCCTGCAAACCACGAAGAAAGGAACATGAACATGAGCTACAAGTGCAAGCGGTGCGGGAAAACGGCAACCTACCGGAGCGGTTTGAAGTGCTACAAGTGCGATACGCAAGAGGCCCAAGCTGCGGGGTTTGACAGCCCGGTCTATTCCTCCCTGCCGAGCTACAGCGATACCACTGACACGAGCAGCGGAAGTAGTAGCGACAGCGGCTACTCGGGTGGCGGTGGCGATTTTGGTGGAGGTGGCGCAAGTGGCGACTACTAAGGGGGCTAACGCAAAAGTCAGCGGCGGCGGTACGGCGTTCGCTTGAGCGCCGGGTTCGGCGGCACGTAACCACGAAGCGAGGAAACAAAATGACCAGACTTGAGAAAATTGACCACATTTGCAGGAGCTTCCCGACGTGGCCGGAGTGGGTGCAAAAGGCGGCGCTGCATGCAATAGGAACTCACGTTGGCCCGGTGCCAGCAGCCGCGACGATAAAAGAAGCGCTCGAAAAAATGGACGATGACGCGATTGACGAGTTCTATAGCGATGTCGAGGACAACGGCGATCTGTTGCCAGCCTCGACCAAGCCGAGGGAACACGTTTCCAGAGCTGACTGCTGGTGCGAGCCGGAGACGAACTACGTTGACCCGGAAACTGGCGCTACGGTCTATGTGCATCGGGAAATCCAGTGACGCCGGCGTCCGCAGATCGCCGATTTAACCCTTTATCAATTCATTCATTTAAGGAGACACCATGTCACCCGCATCCGCACTTAAATCCATCCGCAACCAGATCGACCAGCTACTCACCGAGCTGGGCAGCGAGCCCGAAGAGATCGCCTTCCCCATCACCATCAGCGCCCCGAAACTCAAGAAGGGCGAAAAGCACATCGGCGTCATCATCAGCGCCGATGGCACACGCCGCGAGCATGTGATCCTGTTGCCCGGCGGCACGGAAGATTGCACCTGGCAGGAAGCCATGGACTGGGCCAAAAAACAGGGTGGCGAACTGCCCGACCGTGTTGAAGGCGCCCTGCTGTTCGCCACAGCCATGAATGGCTTCAAGGAGGAGAGGTACTGGACCCGTGAGCTGCGCGCAGCCAACTCAGTCTTTGCCTGGTATCAGCGCTTCAGCACCGGCACCCAGGGCTACACCAGCAAGAGCATCAAGCTCCGCGCTCGCGCCGTCCGCAGATCGCCCATTTTCAAGGCGGGTGATCCTGCGTGTCCGGTAATTGGCTGGGTTGATCCTATGGGAAAGTTTGAGGAGAGATCATTTTCGTTCAATCCTGAACCTGGATGGACTACTGTTATCCGCCAATCCGACGCCCTAGAGCAATCCGCCAAGCGAGAGGCCGAACTGATAGCGGATCGGGAGAGATTGCGGGAGGCGCTGAATCGTATTGCATCGTGGCCTGAAGGCGAAACGGTCAGCGGTTCATTTGACGAGCCGGGGTCGGCACAAATTGCCCGTGATGCCTTAGCCGCCACTACCACGATAGCTTTTGAACTGCGCCGCCTGGCAGCGGAAAGGAAATGACATGAAAGAAATAACTATTACTCGTCGCCTAACCGGAGAAGAAGTAAAGGTCGCTGCAAACTGGACACGGATGACGGAGAAGAAGCCAAAGCAAGGTCAGCGGGTTAGATTTATGCTCATTAATCGAGCATGGCCGCCGAGCACTAAAGCTTGCGGAATTTTCTTTAAGGCGGCAGCTATAAACCGAGATTTAATTGGATTTGACCTTAACCTTCCCGATAGGTTTCTAACGGAACGTCAGGGAACATTTATAGGGGAAGCTCAATTTGTATACTGGACTCCCTATCGCTGGTGGGAAAGGCTGTGGGAACAATTGGTGGCAACAGAAAGGACGGGATGATGCAGTATATCCAGCATTTCTTCCTGTCTGGCCAGCATTTCGGGTCAGCCGCCCGTTCGCCTGTTCTCCGCCGGGTCGGCGTCTTTGCTCCGACCAGTGACCTTTACTTCTGTACTCTCTGTGGACAGGTCTACGCCACCTGCCCGTGTGATCCTCCAACCCACTGGCAATCATACGCCGGCATCTGCAGCCGCCATCCCTACCAAAACAGCATGCAGATTCCCGGTTCCATCTGGCGGGACGGCGACCAAGAGTTCCTCGCCGCCTTGCCCCACGCAGTTCTCCGGCACGAACTCACAGTCCATCTTACCCACACTCAGGAGCTAGCAACATGACCGACACACCATCCTCCCTCCCCGGCGTCAATGTCCTGCTCATCGGACCTACCGGCACCGGCAAGACCCACAGCATCGGCACTCTCGTAGAGACCGGGATTCACGTCCACTTCTTCGCCTTTGAATCCGGCGCGGAAAGTATCCTGGGTTACTTCACTGACAAGGGAAAACCTGTTCCGCCAAACCTCCACATCACCACGGTCAAGCAGGCCTCAGCCTCCTGGCTGGAAATGGCCGACGCCGTGAACAAGGTGAACACGCTGAATTATGACACCCTGAAGAAGATGGTGGACCCCCACCGGAATAAGTATAACCAGCTCGAACAATTCCTCCGCACCTTCAATGATGTGGTGGATGACCAGGGGGTGCATTATGGAAGCGTGGATGGATGGGGAACTGACCGTGCTATCGTGATTGACGGGCTGACAGGTTTGGGCGACGCCACCCTCAAGGCCGTGACAGGCGGCAAGGCGGACCGGGATCAGAAGGACTGGGGGCTGGCCCAGAACATTCTGGAGAACTTCCTCCGCAAGGTCTGTGATGGGTGTAAGTGTCACTTCATCCTGCTCGCCCACGTGGATCGCCAGGTCGATGAAATCCTCGGCGGGGTTAAGCTCATGGTAGCTACGCTCGGTAAGGCTCTGCCGCCCAAGCTCCCGCCCATGTTCTCTGACGTAATCCTCGCAACCCGCCTTGGGAAGGAATGGTACTGGGACACCGCCAATGGACAGGCCGACCTCAAGACCCGCAACCTCCCCATCGAGGCGAAGATCTCCCCTGACTTCAAGCTCATCATTGAGAAATGGAAGAGCCGGGGCGGGAAATGAACTGGGCGGACCTCCAGTTCTGGACCATCACCATGATTATTATAGCCGTTGCCCTGTGGGAGTATTACCACCCCGACTGAATTCAAGCCGACTGGCAGATCGACTTGTCTTAACTCTTCTGCCAAACACTTTTTCATCAACCGTAAGGAGATAGTACCATGTTCGACGCACAATCGTTTCTGGATGCAACCATCAGCGAAGTCAATGAGAAGCGCCCGCCCCTGCCGACGGAGAGCGGAGATGTCGGCGGCCTGTACACCGCCACGATCGGGGAGGTTGCCGCCAAGTCAGGCGACAAGGACGGCAAGCCCTGGCTGTCCATGATGGTGCCTCTGAAGATTGAGGTGCCGCCGGGACTCCAGGACGCCCTCAAGCTCCCGCCCACCCTCACCATCACTGACCGCGCCTTCATTGACCTGACCGACGCCGGCACTATCGACAATGCGCCAGGGAAGAATCGCCGCCAGAAGTCCTACCGTGAGGCGACCGACCTGAACAAGCCGGGGGACACCTTCTCCTGGCGCCAGCTCACCGGGCGGGTTGTCAAGGTCAAGGTGGACCACGAGCTGTACGAAGGCAATATCCAAGAGCGCATCACCGGCATCTTCAAGTGCTGAGTGAGTAGGTAGTTCGAGTGCAGGGTGGTGAGATCGCCCTGCACTTTTTAGTACCCACTCAAACAGGAAGTAAAACATTCTACGTAAAGTAAAAGAACCAACCTACGAAATGATAAAGGAGTTTTTCCATGGAAATACTGAATTGTGCTGATTTAATTGTAAACGCTGACAGACAGAGAAAGGACTTCGATGAGATACAACATCAAGAATTAATACAGTCTATCAGAAATGTAGGTTTAATGCACCCTGTAATAGTTGGGAGCGATTTTTGCACGCTAATAGCGGGGGAAAGACGACTACGCGCTATTAGAGAGATTCATGAATTGGGGTATACCTTCAAGTTTGAAGGTAAGGAAGTTGAGCAAGGTAAGATTCCTACCAGCTGTCTTTATCTGATGACCGAACTAGAGTTAGAAGAAGCACAACTAGATGAGAATATAAAAAGAAAAGCTTTAACATGGCAGGAACACGCTGCCGCCGTAGCCCGCCTCAGCCAACTCCGCGACAAACAAGCCGCCCTGTCCGGCAAGCCCGCCCCTACCCTCGCAGACCTCACAGCCGAGATCGGGGCCTCCCCTTCCCACACTTCTGCTCTGGTCAAGCTGGCTCGCAACCTCGACGACCCGGATGTGAAGGCGGCAACCTCTGTCAAGGAGGCAATGAAGATCATCAAGCGGAAGGATGAGAAGCGGGTGAATGAGGCACGGGCTGTAGCGGTCGGCTCGACCTACAACACAGCCTCCCATCGACTCATCCTCGGCGACGCCGGCGAATGGCTTACCGCCAACTCCACCCCTCAGTTCGATATCATCCTCTCGGACCCGATCTATGGAATGGGCGCAGATGAGTTTGGGGACAGCGGCGGCAGCACGGGCGGCGCCCACTTCTATTCCGACAGCTACGAAACATGGAAGGCCCTGATGCCGCGGCTCCTGTCCGGCGCAACCGCCGCCTGCAAGCCCTCCGCCCACGCCTACCTCTTCTGCGACATCGAGCGTTTCCCCGAGCTCAAGCAGCTCATGACCGTCCTCGGCTGGGAAGTCTTCCGCACCCCCCTGATCTGGTTCAAGCCCGCCGCCTTCCGCGCACCCTGGCCAGACGCAGGCCCACAGCGCAAATATGAAACAATCCTCTACGCCAAGCGTGGCGGCATGAAATGCCAGAAGCTCCGCGGCGACGTCCTCACCTTCCCTCCCGATGAAAACCTCGGCCATAACGCCCAGAAACCTGTCGCCCTATTCCAGGACCTGCTCGAGCGCTCTGCCCTGCCGGGGATGTCAGTCCTCGATTTCAGCTGTGGCTCCGGCCCGATCTTCCCGGCCGCCCATGCGCTCAAGCTTTTCGCGACGGGACTGGAGATCGACCCAGCCGCATACGGCATTGCCGCCAAAAGAATCGAGGAGCTCGGCTAAATGCACGGCGGCTAAACCTTTCCCTACTGCAGACGCCTTTAGTGCCTTTCCTGTCCTACCACGCCGCTTGTACACTGGAGATAATCATGCCCAATCCTGACCATCCATCAATAATAAACCTTCAATCCTACATGGCCTTGAATCCAGTCAACCCGACCTTGACTACCCTGATTAATAACCTGATCTCTCATACTAGATGGATGGAGTTGTGCGTAGCAAACACCCAGCGCCAGATGCAAGACCTCCAGCAACGGCGGGGGATGTGAATCATGTTGCTGCGAATGGGGATGGGACCGGCTCCGGCGAAGATTATGATTGTCGGGGAGTGCTATAATGATATAGAGGATATGCGAGGGGAGCCCTTTCTAGGAGGAACGGGAGCAGAACTAGACAAGATGCTTCATGAAGCTGGGATCATGCGGACAGAGTGCTATCTGACTAACCTGTACAATGCGCTGCCGCCGCGACGAGACATCGCAAACCTGATCGCGGTGAAGAAGAAGGACATCACAGCCGGGCATGTCCTCCTCCAAGGCAAGTATGTCCTTCCGGAACTCAAGGCAGGCTACGACGCCCTTCTGCGGGAGATCGACCTAGTCAAGCCAAATCTCATCATCGCCCTGGGCAATGCCCCAATGTGGGCATTGACGGGGGAGTGGGGGATACTAAAGTGGAGGGGGTCGATGCTGGAAATGTCTGGCCGCCCGATCAAGGTCATCCCCACCTTCCACCCGGCCACGATCATGAAGGACTGGTCAACCCGCGCTCTTGCTGTGCAGGACCTGAAGCGGGCGAAGGGGCAAGCGGCTAGTCCGGTCTACTCCAAGCCTGACTGGAACTTCATTATCCGCCCCTCCTTTGAGGCAGCCCGGACTGTCCTGGACAGCCTGATCAGCCGCGTTGCCCAAGAGGAACTCTGGGTCGACTTGGACATTGAAACTCGCGCAGGTCACATCGCTTGTATCGGCCTGTCCTGGTCCTCTACGGAAGCGCTTGTAATCCCCCTGATGTGCCTGGAAAACCCGGACGGATACTGGACTGTCGAAGAGGAAGCCCAACTCGTCTGGCGCATCTACAAACTCTGCACCGCCGCCAAGGTGAAGGTCCGCTGGCAGAACGGCCTATACGATGCGCAGTATATCTGGCGTCACTGGCACTTTGTACCACGGGGCGCTCAGGACACCATGATTTCCCAGCATTCCCTATTCGCCGCCCTCCCCAAGGGTCTCTCCTTCATCGCCTCGATGTACTGTGACTGGTACGTCTACTGGAAGGATGAGGGGAAGACCTGGTCGGCTACCCTGGGGGAAGATCAGCTCTGGTCTTACAATGGCCAAGATTGCATCTATACCCGCGGTGCCGGAGAGACTCTAGCCAAGGTTATCCAGACCTTTGGTATGCAAGAAGTCGAGGCGTTCCAGCAGTCCCGCTTCTGGCCGGTCCTCCGGGCCATGCAAATCGGAGTGCGAGTTATCCCTTCTGCCAAGGCTGAAATGACCATGCTCATCCAGGACGCGATCGCCGCCCGCGAGAAGTTCCTATTTGATGTGCTCGGCTTCTCCTTGAACATCGCCTCCCCCAAGCAGATGATCGAACTCTTCTATGGCGACCTTGCCCAGAAACCCGTGAAGAAGCGCGCCCAAACCCCCTTCGGGTATGAGATGCGCCCGACCTGTGATGATGAAGCCCTGACCGAGATCGCTCGACGGGAACCCTTGCTCAAGCCTGTCTGCAACGCTATCGCGGACCTGCGCACCCTGGGCAAGTTTCTCAAAGATTTTGTAATGATGCGGCTGGATACTGACGGCCGTATGAGATGTTCCTTTAACATTGCAGGAGATGCCGGTGGAAAATCAGCCCCTTATTCTTATCGTCTGTCTAGTTCTGAAAACGCTTTCGGATCTGGTGGTAATCTTCAGACCATTCCCTCCGAGAAATCCAAGTCGTCTGGCAAGGCGGCTGCTCGGGGTTCATTGGATTTTAGCCTACCTAACATCCGTAGTATGTACGGTCCTGATCCTGGCTTCACTTTCTTCGACATGGACTTGGATCGAGCTGACCTTCAAGTAGTCGTGTGGGAGAGTGAAGATGAAATGCTCAAGACCGCGATGCGGATGGGCGCTGATATCCACCTGCTCAATGTATACAGTCTTGACGGGCAGGAGCCACCCCCACTAGAAGAGCTGGTAGAGACCCATCCACGCTATTGGGACCATCGCGGACCTCGCAAGCATAAACGGGAATTCGCCAAAGTCTTCTGCCATGCGACGAACTACCTTGGCAAGGCCAGGACCGTCGCCGCCCACACTGGCCGCACTGTTCATGAGATCGAGCGGTCTCAGAAACGCTGGTTCGAAGCTCACCCAGGCATCCTGACCTGGCACAGCAGGGTCATTGAACAGGTCAATCGTAACCGCTTCGTCGAGAATAAGTTCGGATATCGCTGGCATATCTTCGACCGGATCAATGAGCAGCTTTACCCCAAGTGTGTGGCCTGGATTCCTCAGTCTACTGTAGGGGGAGTGATCAACAGGGCCTGGAAGAACTTCCACGATAACCTACCCGAGGTTCAGGTCCTCCTCCAGGTCCATGACAGCCTCGCCGGCCAGTTCCCCACCCACCGCAAAGCCGCCCTCCTCCCCCAGATGAAACAGCAGGCCTCGATTCTTATCCCCTACGCCGAACCACTCATCATTCCAGTCGGGATTAAGGTCAGCGACCTTTCCTGGGGGGACGTTGAGTGACCCGGCGGCTTGACAATTGGCTTTCCTCCTACATCCAGTATACTTCAGGCACGGAGGCTCCTCGCATCATGCACACCTTCGCCGCCATCACCACGATCGGAGGTGCGCTCCGCCGAAAGGTATGGATCGATCAGATTCGTTTCAAGTGGTATGCCTCCTTCTACACCGTCTTCGTCGCCGACCCTGGAATTGTCAGCAAGTCCACCACCGCCGACCTGGCAATGGACCTGCTCAAGCAAGTTCCCGGAATCAAGTTCGGCCCGGACAATGTAACCTGGCAGAGCTTGGTCACCGCCTTCGCGGGAAGCTGTGAACAGTTCGAGTATGACGGGGTCTATCATCCCATGTCACCCATCACCCTCCTCGCCAGTGAGTTCGGCAACATGATGAATCTGGCGGACCAGGACATGGTGAACCTGTTCATCACCCTGTGGGACGGGCGGCCGAGCTATGAGAAGCAGACCAAGATGTCGGGGAATGATATCGTGGAAGCGCCCTGGATAAACATGCTGGCCTGCACTACCCCCAGCTGGATCACGACGAATATGTCGAGTCTGGCTACCGCCGGCGGCCTGACCTCCCGGACTATCTACGTTTTCGCGGAGCACAAGGAGAACCTAGTAGTCCGCCCGAAGAACGCTGTCCCCAAAAACATCGCCAAGCTGAGAGAGGACTTGATCCACGACCTGGAGCATATCTCGATGAACCTTGTGGGGGAGTTCTCCTTCACCAAGGCGGCGGAGGACTGGGAGGAGAAATGGTACGAGGAACTCTGGGTCCATCAATACAAGCATGAATTGCCCGACTGGCACAAGGGATATCTCGCCCGGAAGCAAGCCCACCTGAACAAGATCGCCATGATACTGTCGATCTCCGAGGGTGATAGCCTGTGCATCACAGACGAGCATTACGGGGTGGCGAACAACCTCCTCCTGTCCCTTGAATCCGACATGGCCAGAGTGTTTGCGAATGTCGGGCGGAGTGAGGCGGCGATCGAAGCCAACCGCCTGATCGAGATCGTCCACCGGAACAAGTCCATCTCCATGCAGGCGGCTTACAAGCAACTCCAGATGGCCTTCCCTGACGCGCGGGATTTCACTGGCATATTGCAGGGCACAATCCAAGCCGGCTTCATCCGGTTGGAAAGCACGCCAGAAGGGATGGTGCTGAAATGGATAGGGGAATGAGTAATACGGACGGACAATCCGGGGATTATACGGCCGCACCAACCGAGTCCTTAATCACTACCTCCCTCGGTTACTGTTGCATCTGGAAGTTCTTCCAGCTTTTCCCTTCGACCCAGACAGTAAGCTATCGCCTGGGAATGGCCCCGAGGACAGTCCGGAAGTGGAAAGCCATCTCGCGGGAACGGGGGTGTCAGAACTGTACCAACTGCATGAAGGAGATCAAGCTACCATGAACGCGACGACCAAGGAAAAGAGAAGCCTGGAACGCCAAATCCACGACCTCAAGGCGGAACGAGAGGTGTTGCGCTCTGCTTTGCAATCCGAAACCCTCAAGGCAGAATACCTCCATTTCATCATCAAGGATTTGATGCGGGTAGTTTCAATCAGGGTATTCGAGTTCATGCCGAAAACTATGGGGGATCGGGTCAAGCGTATCCTGATTGCCGACCCCCGCAGAATCCCAGGGATGTATGCAGAGCATCCCTTTTATGCGCGCAGTTCCATCCTCCCTGCAATTCAACGTTCTTCGGAAGCTTGCCGTAAAGCTTGAACCATTCCAGTGGTTTTATCTTGTGACCCCTTGCTACTGCCGAACTCAAAGCCATACAAATCTTTAACAATGACTGTCAGGGCCCCCAGCAAATACACAATCAACTCCCTGTTTGCAGGCGGAATGTCTTGTGTAAAGAGAGCCCAGCCAGACACAACGAAAGCAACAAGCGCGCCGTAGGCCAGGATATCCGCTCGAATGTTTGTACGGCCGGCCTTCACATAATCCGCATCGCGTGTCCGAGCACTGTTCCGATCCTGCACAGTCAGCTCTTCAAGTTTAATTTCCTTTTCCTCTAGGAATTTCTTGAAATCCAGTTCAGCCGCCTTGAGCTGGGTAAGCTGTTCCGCCGACAGTTTTTGATTCGAGAGCAGGTCTGTCACCGCCTCCACTGTTTTGTCGCCGAGACCCAGTTTCTCTGCAATGAAGCCGGCGGCTGCTCCTCCAAGCGGTCCAAGCAGTGCTTGTCCTAATGTAGGTACAAGTCCTTTAATCCAATCAGCACTCATTATACAAGCCCTCCAGAATAACTCGGACCATCGGTCCCAAAGAATGCAGTCAGCACTTTCTGCCTCATGCGCGGATCAAAACTGATATGCACCCACCCTCCCTCCATGATCAGCTGGTCGTACTGGATCACGTCCTTCAAGGCCCTGACAATCTGAAACGGAGTGCCGGCCTCTCTGCAGGTAAAGTCCACCGCCCATCCTTTCGGGTGAGCCTTCCCTGCTAGGTAATCCTGCCAGCTGGTCTTCGCATCCCGCTTGTGACGGACACACCACTTCTGATAGTCCTTCTCACAGAGCACCCGCTCAAGGGCTTCACACCTGTACCCACTGTCAATGTGGATCTGGCGGCCCCCCAGCACCCTTCGCACTTCCTCCATCTTCTCCGCGGTAGTCCTCATACAGGTCACAATCCCTTCGCTTGGCGAGTTGTCTAGTCCAAGGCGAGCAGCTGTAGAGCTTGCGACAAGTTCGGCAAGACTGAAGTGGGGGCTCAGCATCATTTTGGTCTGCCCATAATTTCACCCGCTTTTGCGAAGTCGATAACCCCGTGCGAAGCGAGCCAAAAGGCGACGTAAGTAACAGCCGCCCCAACGATATAAACCACCGCTCGAAACGCGGATTTTCCAAGTTGAAGATAGACTTCACGCCACAAGTCCTCCTTAAGTTCCTCGATAATTAAAGCTCGCTCTTCAGCGCTAAGCCGCCGCTGTTGTTGCTTGGTCGCTTCGCCGGGTTGTTCTTCTTGTCTCTGCACCATCATTGAATGTATCCTTTCCAGTTTAAGGTGCCGGTGTAGTAGCCCACCAGGTTGGTGAGGTCGTCGGGTAGTTTCCAGTGTTACTATCTTGCTGGCTGTAATAGGTGACCCCGACACACAAGACTGTATCATTGGTGTTGTAGGTAGTGAGTCCATCGTAATAAGTGTTGCTGGTAAAGTCGTCCGCCGGCATCGGCTGGGTCCAGGGAGGAGTGATGTTCTCCGGGACAGCTCGGGCGAAGTCTTGGGGTTGGCGGGGTTCCCAGTGTTCCGGGCATACATAGTATCCCTGCCAGTGACGCTTGAGTGTGGAGGCTTTGAACTTCCTCCCGCACTGATAGCACACCGCATTGTAGTCCCCGAGTGCGAGATAGTCCGCCTTACCTTTTGAAGGGAATCCCATTACTATTCTCCTAGAAGTTCTTTGTCCCGCTTGGCCTGCTGCTTGGCGTTGTAGATATCCTTGCCTCCGAAGACGTGGTAGTAGAGTGGGCGGCCGATGATGGGGAGGTACTGGACAGCTCGCCAATCCCGAGTCCCGTCTGCTTTCTGTTCGCCGGTCTTGAGTAGGGTATCAAACATCTCGAACGGCGGCACACCCAGACTCAGCACCGTCTTCAGTGGTGCGTCTGAGAAGTTCTTCAACTGATACTCCGACATGCCAAAGTTCTTCAGCACATTCAGTCCTACCGTCGTGGCGTTCAGTTCCTCGGTCTCTTTACCCAGCATCCAGTCTGTGATCTGGTTGATAGTGGCATTGGCTAGTCCCAGGATCATTCCATACCGGAGAAGCTTGCTCATCCCCAGCACAGGTTTCCCCGCCTTGATATCTGCATAGGCGTCTGTCCGCACCATATCAAACTGCTTGAGGGTGAAACTATTCAGCATGTAGGCCGCCCGCCCGTTGGGGAAGCGGTGGTACAGCTGCGGCAGTTCCGACTTCGTGATCGGCTGAATCCGGGCGAGTTCACTAAACTGATACAGCCTCACATTCTCGGAATCCCACTTCCCTTGCTGCAGGTCCCGCACCAGCTGGGGGAACTCGTCCCCGAAGGCGGCTTGGTATTTCGACGCGAGCTTCTGAATCCCGGCGGGCGTCTTGACCAGTTTTTCTGCCTTGGCCAGCGAGGCATTCAGATTCACGTCCTTTCCGATCAGATCCGCCTTGCTAAACCCGGCGGTCTTCATGGCGGCGTTCAGAGTCTTGGACGATTTGGCCTGATTGGCAAACTCTGCGCTGATGGATTCCACCAGCCCAAAGTCTGTTGCATGCACCCGCTCCTTCCCGGTAAGCTTCTGCACCACCGCCTTGGCAGTCGGCAGCATCCCCTGCGTAGCTGCCGTCGAGGCCACGTCCGCGAACTGTTTCGTCGCCGACACCACATTCGCCAGCAGCCCAGCATACACTGCATTCTTGAAGAATTGCATGGCGGGGTGCGCTCCTTGCTCCCCTGGCCCAAAGCGATCCTTGAACATACCCAGCAGGTCCTGCTCGGCCTCCCGCGACAGTTTTCCCTTTTGCATCTCTTCCCGGATGAGGTTGCCCACAGATCCTTCCAGGTCCATATACCCCTCTGGCGTCTTGGCATACCCCTTCCCAAACAACTTCGCCTTCTCAATCGCAGTAAGCATTGTCCGGACGTAGGTATGGTAGGCCTCCACGGGACTCGCGTAGAATTGCTGCAGGTCCGGTGTGATCTCTTGAATCGTCCGGCCCTTGGTGAAGCCCGGCTTGAAATCCTTTCCAGTGTATCCCCGCATGACTTGATTAATGACATGGGCTTCTTGGACCGGAGTGAGAAGGTCTCCGGATTTCTTCAGGGACTCTTTGTTCGCCTCGACTAGGCGGTTCTCCAGGGTTGACCGGGCGGCTTGTCCGAGACTGTTAAGCAACCCCTCCATGTCCACCACAATCCGCGGGAAGTAATCCGACAGCATTCCCCGGAGCACTCCTAACTTCTTTGCCTCCGCCCCGATATCATCCAGGCTCTTCCGGATAGTGTTCCATCCCCGAATTAAGATCAGGTCGCCCGTCGCAATCAGTCCCTTCCGGATCGCCGCCGTGTCATTGGTGGAGATAGCGCGGGCCAGCGCCTTCCCTTCCTCTCCTGGCACCTTCCCCAGCGCATCAAAGAATGGCGTAGTCTGCTCTATATAAGCATGTGGGCGAGTCTTGACTGCATACTCATACTTCTGTAGACGCTCCGCTAGGGCCGGACTGATATTCCGTACTCGCGTCATCATGCCGCCCAGGGCCACGTCCGCCGCCTTCATCCCAGGCTTGGCGCCGAAGGCGAGAATCAATCCCAATGCTCCACCCTTCAGTGCCGCTCTCAGTTTATCCTCATCCGCCAGACTTGCCATGAGGGTAGCCCCTGTCCCGGCGGCAGCCATTGCCTTGAGGAGTTGCGGGTCCGCCTTCCCGTGCATGTGGATAGGTCCGGCAAACTTCTCTGTGGGGACTTCGATCCAGCCATGACCCTCAGCGTCCCTGACCTCCTTGCCGCCGAGGGACTTGAGGTAACGGGTGTAGTCGCCGGCGTATCGGTCGTAGATGGATTGGTGAGAGGGATCGAATCTAATCGTGGGTCTGTTTGGATTATCTGCACCGTAGTGCTTGTCAAAGTCAGCCCGAAGTTCGGGCCACCCCTCCACCTTCGCCACAGTGTCCGCATCCGCGAACCGCACCACATCCCCACCTTCTTGCGCGGTCTTCGCGAGCTCCTCCCGGATCAAGCGACGAGGCCAGTGCTTGAGCATGGGGCTGACTTGGGAGTTGATGGCAGTTGCATTAGCCTTACTACGCATTTCAGCCTCACGTACGCGCGCTGCTTGAACTAACTCAGATAAGTAACGCACATCAGAAGAATCGTTGCGAGGTTCAAATCCTAGTTCTTTCAGGCCATTTCGAATTGCTTCTAGTTGAGGGCCGCCAATTCCGGTAGCCCTAGTGCGCATCTGAAGATCAGATAATTTTGAAGCCTCCGCATTGGCTTCTTCATACTCTTTAAAAAAGGCTTCTCGTCCTGCTTCTGAAACAGCCCCCTTCGTATGCTGCGCCAGATCGCTCTGCACCTCCACCACATGCCGCACCCCGTCCTCCTTGAATGAGCGGGTCCAGCCAAAGAGGTTTGGATCGTTGAAGTGGTTGGCGGAGGAGACTTTTTGCGGTAAGCGGTAGAGGGTGGTAGTAGAAGTTTCTTCTGCTGCCGTAGGTCCAGTTGGTTTTCCGAACTCATTTGTATCCTGCGGCCGTACCCGCTCTAGCCCATAATCAGCATACTGCCCGGTTTCCTTCGCCGCCAGCTCAAAATCTCCCGTCGCCAGTTTAAATTTGTCCGCCAGTTCCGTCGCCTTGATCGTATCGCCCGGCGTATCTTTCAGTATCCCCTGCACCAACTCCTTCTCTGGCCCAGTCACATCTTGCCGCTTAAGTTGCTCCTCCACCATCTGTTTCGGGAACTCAGTCCGATTCTGGGGCAGCCGCTCAAAGGTCTTGAGAGTGTAACGGGAGTCCTTGAGCGCGGTAAGCAGAGCACTTGCAGGGGCACGGAGGGCATCAGCCGCCTTGCCCCCTGTCGCCAGCATCAGTGCTCCACCCAGTCCCGCCGCCGCGAGGTCTTGGTCCTTATAAGCGAGAAGGGCCGCGGTCCCTCCTGCTGCAATCGCGGCGAGTAGGCGGGGATCGGCCTCCCCCCTCGGCCCGGCGATCTGGCGGGAAGTCGGCAGGGGTTGATCCACCACCACACCTGACCCCGCTCCTTGATCCGGCAGAGCCGGCTTGGCCTCGGGCGGCAGAACCTCCCCCTGCACCGTCTCAGCCATAGGCCCCTTCATCACCTCTTCCCGCCGGGCCATCATCTCATCCAGCTTAGCTCCAATCAGCGGATTCTTGTTTCTCCAGTACTGCGTCTCCTTGAGCGACGCCCCTTTCTGCATCAGCTCGTAGGCCTTGTTCGTAGCGTTGATGTCCGCGTCGGCGGCGACCTTTACTTGCCGCGCTGTCAGGGTAGTATCCCCGGTCTCTTTGCTATACTCATCCAGCATGCGGGCGGCAGTTTCAGGACTGACCTGTCCGGCCTGCCTTTCCGCCTGTGGAATCCCGGCCTGCTTCTTCGCCGCCCAGGTAGAAAAGTTCTCAATCGCCGGCTTGGCCGCGTAATCCAGTCCTCTCGCGCCGGCCCCCAGAAACCCTGTATTCACAAGGTCTTCCACATCCGCCTTGGTCAGTGCCCCCTTCGTAGCTCGCTCAACATACTCGCCCCCCTTGCTGATCAGACCCGACGCCTTTTGCAGGACAGAACTCACCTGCCCTTGATCGTATGTATCGCCGTGACCTGCCCAAGCCATGAGTTTCTGGATCGGGTTGCTGAAGGGCTCGGCCACCTTTCGTCCTATTTCCTGAGCAGACTGTTCGACCTCGCGGCGATCTTGCCCTGCTAGTGTGCCAACAATCCGTGATCCCAGGTTTGCCCCCACGCCGAGTGCTTGACCTGGAACACTCAGTGCCATATCGGCCAGGACACCTGTATTGGAGGCGGTGTCTCCTGCGAGAGTACTCAGCCGCCCGGCCAGCGAAGTCGGATCAGAGGGTACTAGTTGCTTGACAGGCTTTGCCCCTAGCGCCTCCTCGAAGCTGACGCTCTTCTTCCCGGCGGCGGGCGGCGTACCCAGTGCCTCTTCAAAGCTCAGTGTAACCATTACTCAGCTCCCCCTTCTTCCCCGTCAATCACATCGAAGCCATCGCCGTTGAAGATGGCCGGACCAGCCGCCGTTTCATAATACAGCCCCTTCTTATACTTCGCCTTATCCGCCCCTTGCATTGGCAGGGCAGTTGTCGGGCTAGCCCCCTTCCCCTTGAAGGTCTTGCTGGTCATATCAAACAGCCCATAGCTCGTCGAGGTAGTCTTGATCGCCTCTTTGTTCGCTTGCATAGCCTGTTCTAGGGCAGTCTGTGCGTCCAGACCCTTGTTGCTTTTCCAGCGGGCCTGTGCGTCCGCAGCAATTGTCCGGGCGGCGAAGTTCAGCTCATCCTTCGGCAGCTCCTTGTAGTCGGGATCGCGCTTGAGCAGTTGCACGGCGGCGAGAATGTCATCCTTCGAGGGGTCGCCTGCAGTGGCTCCGCCTGCTCCACTAACCTTCAGTGTCTCCTTCCTGTAGTCCTTCAGCTCCTTCGCGGCATCCTTCATAATCTGCAGGCGTTGATTGCTGAACTTCTCCCAGGAACTTTCATGCCTTGCCGCCCGCTCATCATCAATCTGTTTCATCTGCAGGTCCAGCTTCTCCTTCGCCGTGAGGGACTGGGCTACCAGTGCATCCCGCAACTGCGGTGTAAAGGGTGCCTTGGCGTACTTATTAAACAGCCCCATCCCTGCAAGCTGAGCATTGGCTTGGTCCCAGGTGGCTTGGTCCACTGCCCCTTGCAGGATCTGTGCAGTCGCCATCGCGGCCTTGTGAGGCATTTCAAGCTGCTTTAGGGCGGTCTCGGCTTGGCGTGCTTCAGCCGCCGTTTGCCTAGCCCTGATAAGGGCCGACTGCCCTGCTATCTCCTGCGCCGGCTTGAGCAGTCCCCTGTCCAGAAAGCCCTGGGCGAACCCGTCGAGTTGATCCGCCATTGAAGCGGGGGAAGGTGGGGTTTGCTGACCGCCCTCAGGACCTGGAGCCTGTCCGGGCAATCCGGGCGGCGGAGCAGTCTGCGCTTTCTTAATACCTGCCATTTCCTGCAGAGCCGCCTTCATAGCCTGTTGATCTGCCAGCTCAGCGTTCTTCGTCGCCGCTTCAGCTTCCAAGTTCTTCGCGTGCATCACCTTCTGCAGTATCCCGGCTTGCTGCTCGACTTGCCCAAGCTGGATAGCAGTCGGTGATCCGGCCGGTCCCAGCATATCAAAATCTGACATTCGAATCTCCTAAGTTGGGATAGTTGCAGTAGCAGCGGCGTTGGTAGTAGTCCCTCCGCCCGAGAGCAATTGCTGTAACCAGTTCGCAGAGTTATTCCCTCCAAGCAGGTTGCTAATCGCATCAATCCCTGTATTAACAGCCTGCCCACCAGCTTGCACTCCCGCCACTTGAGCAGCGGTATTGTTCACCACCTGCGGACTGAGGTTCCCCCCCGCCAGTTGGGTCAGTATCCCAACTTGATCCTTCCACTGCTGTCCGCCGTAATCCTTCAGCGCGGTCATCTGATTCCCGGAGCCCAGGTATCCCGAAGTCGCCAGTCCACGATTCACCGCCTCTAGCCCAGCCTTGTATCCGGGCAGTGCCTCTACTCCGGTCTTCCCCGTCATCAAGTCGCTCAGCATGGTTTGGTACTGCCCGCGCTGACCGGAGAAGGGATCGTATGCCTGTGGAGGAGCGTTGGCGAAATCCTTCAGGGAGTTAGCCTGACCTATACCATAGACAGATCGGAGGAGATCAAGGATTGAATTGGTAGCGGAGGGCAGAAGGGAGGCGGCTGTACCTGCCCCAGGGGTAGTGCCGGCTGGGGGAGTGCCTGTGCCTGTTCCTGTTCCTGCTGTCGTCCCCGGCGGCGTAACAGTCCCGTTCGCAGTTCCTGTGTTGAGGGTAGTCCCCCCACCTGCATTGGGGAACCACGTATTCAGTCCGCCGCCTGTCCCGATACCCCCTGTCGAAGGCAGGAAAGCCTTGGTAGCCGTATCGAATATCTGCCCGGTAGTCGGGTTGATCAGCTGCGTTGAATTGGAAAGGTTCGTCGTCCACCCGCCAATCCCTGCCACGGGGGCCGCAACATTCGCTGCATTGCCGCCCGCAGCTGCAGTAGAAATCCAATCCGCCACATTCGTGCCAGGACCGGCTACCATCCCCGTATCGGTCAGGCCGGCGGCTGAGAAGAGGTCCCCTCCTCCCGTTGTGGACAGGAAGTCCAATCCCGCACCGTTCAAGAAATCTGATCCTTGATACAGTGAGGCAAGGTCTACCTCTGTCAGCCCGGCTGCACCTTCCGCCGCACTTGCACCTGCACCCAGACCGCCCGACAGCAGGTTATACCCACCATACAGCAGTCCCGCCAGCCCCAGTGTATCTTTCCAATTCCACCCATCCTTCACTGCGAACTTTTCGTTGTCCCGGCGATCCTGAACCATCGCACCATACAGGTAATCCAGCTGATCCTTCGGCACGGTGAATCCGACCTGATCCCCCAGCTTTACTCCCTGCTTCACGGCCTGCCGAGCCCAGGCAGTATTCACCGCCTTGTCGCCCTCGGGGGAAGTCACCTTGGCGATGGACTGTGTCGGGTCAGTCGCAAACCCGTAATACAATTCCGCAGTCCCGCTCCTCTGCGCTGTCGGGTTCGGAAACCAGGCAGTACCATCTTCCTGCAGTACCCCTGTATGCTTCATGCCCCAGGGGTCAGTGTAGAAGGGCTTGCCGTCCGGGCCAATCCCAGAGGAGTAGACTGAAGGGGTCTTAAGCAGGCCGCTCGTGTCGAAGGGGGTTGCTGCTGCAGCAGGACTAACCGCTGCTTGAGTTGTGGGTGCTGCCCCCTGCATTAATTGCTGTACCTGCGTCTGATCAGCTCCCGGCCCCCAGCGATTACCGGCCGTAGTGGGATTGATCCGCTGATCGTATTCCTGTGCAGTAAGCTTCTCCCCCGTAGCCTTGTTGTACAGGTCGGCAGCTTCTTGCAGTCTTTGCGTTTGCACATCCCCAACCAGCACCCCGGCGGCGTTGTAGCCCAGTCCAGCCGAAGCTGCGGGTGCGACCTTCTCCCCTGCCGCCTGTGCGGCCGTCCCAAAGTTTGCTTTCACCTGCTCGGGCGACTGCCCACTAACCAGTTGCTGGGTCCAGTACTCCAGCCCACCTGCGTCCGGCGCCCGGCCAAGCATCTGCTGGTACAGTTGAGTAATATAATTCCGTGCTGTTGCTGCGTCCATGGAATACTCCTAGATGTTGTAGGCTTCAGCAAACATTTGCTGGATGGTTATTGCGTCACTCGCCCCACTAGTCAAACACACCCCCACGATCAGATTAGCCGTGGTAATGTCGAAGGCGGCGGAGACTGTATTGACACATACACAGGGTATAGTAGCATGTCCCGTTGAAGCGAGATTGTGGATCAGAGTAAACTCCCCCACAAACACGCCACTTGCTCCTACAGGCCCCCTGACAATCACTTCCAGCTCACAGAACGCTTCATCAATCGCCGCCGTCCCCGCAGGTTTGGTAAACGAAAGTCTGGCCGTGTCTGCAGTTGTCCCCGCCGTTCCGACACACACGTCGATAGTACTGGCGGCTGACCCGGCGGCTGTTTTGGTCATATTCCAGCGCCATCTTAGCACACTCCCTACCTGTAGTTTATTCGTCCCAATCCTCAGAGCTGAACCTGTCAAATACGTCCGAGTCGCCGCCGCCGGGCTCTGGCTCGCACTGGAGAAGTTTGTCACGCTACTCCTGACAAATCCCGCCGCATCCTTCGTAGACAACGCCCCGGAGGTGGTATCTGCGTATAATACCTGCACCCCGCTCGCGGGAGTAACCGGAGTACTCTGTACATCAATCGCAATATCAGCCATTATGTCGTTATCCTCAGTCTACCCGTACCTTGAATTGTAAGTCGGTCAGTTCCAGCCAGAATCAATCCCTTCACTACAATCGCCGACTGCCTGGTGGGAATTGTAAAACTTCCAGGTTGGTTATTTTGCACCACAGCGCCCTGGACTTCCTGTACTGCCTGATCCACTTGATTGAACCACTGAATCCAGCGGGGATGGAACTTCGCGACCTGAGCGGAGAGTGCTTCAAAGATCGGAATTTGAGTAGGTGAGGGTTGTTGTAAGCTCACAGTGTTCCTTCCTCTACCTGCATTTCAATCGCTTGCAATAGAAGTGGAGTATTAACCTTATAACGAAGATGATAAGATCTCGATATAAACGTACCACAATCAAGCAAACGCGGCCTGTTCAGTGTCAAATCAATAGACCTGAAATTACTCCAAGTTTTATACCCGTTGTCCGAGTGCCTTATCTGTAATAGTCCCTTTGACTGCAGCGCCGGCTGATTAGAACTATCCCAAGTTACCATAGGAACATCAGCAACCACATCAAGCACCTTCAGATACTTCCGGCGACGTGTTTTTCCGTCAAAGATGCTGGTGTAAATATCAAAGTTAAACGGCGTATCTATTGTATTACTAGCCGTAAAAGAGTAATCAGTCCCAGTTAATTGCACAGAATACACGCCAGAAGGACCAGTTGCAATTCCCCCTTGATTAGTACCGCCTCCCACATAACACGTAAACGCAGCTCCGTAAGTAACAGCTGACGTATAAAACGGAAGATTAATACCGCTTTGTGTGGTCCAGATATACCAAAGCTTCTCTACTGTATCATAAACCAAAGATACCTTGCTCAAAGAGTCATTTATTATGTAAAAGGAATGCCCTGGAATCGTTAGAGTAAAACTCCACATAAAAGCTGGACTACTACCAGTCAACAACCTTTCAACCGCGGGTGTACTTACAATAGTTGGAGTTAAATTTTCTAGACGAAGTACAACTTGTTTGCCATTCTTAGAGGCGCCTACCCAGATTAAAGCTCCATCTAGCTCTTGCAATGTAGCCGCGTTTGCACAGCCATAATTCAGCTTTGAACCTGTCTGTCGTGCAAGTGGAGAGCCTGTAGCATTACCAGCGTTATAAAACACTTCAACACTTGACGACTTAAAGGCCAGCACATAAGATAATTGTCGGGCTAGTACAATGGCCGCGTCAGGTTCTATCTGAGCCTGAATTGAATTCAAAGGATTCCAAGTAGTTACATCATTCAGGTTGGACCCTCTAATATTAGCAGAGGTGTCCATAACGTAATACGTACCATCTAGCCAAACAGCACCAGGCACCGTAGCAGCAGGATAATTAACATCGGTTACTTGTGTAAAGCTCGGCCCACTAGAGTCATAGACATACGCAAAAGTATCACTATGTACAAACAGTTTTGTAGGTGTAGCTATACTGTTAGCGAAGCTGTAAGCAGACCCAGTAGAACCATCTGCATTAGCTAGAAAAGTGCCGGTAAGTATGTTAGAATAAAACTTATTCTTAGAGACCCCTACAATCGTTCCGTTAAAGTTTGTAAAATCGGAACGAACACTAGCGTCAGCCACGTCATTATTCCACGTAAAGCAGGGACGTTTGTACACAATCCGCTCACCTGATGGCAATGTCTCTACATAACCATTTATAATAGCTGGTCCCATTCCGAGTTGAGTAGGAGCGTTAGCCGTTCCACCCGGAAAAGTAAATTGTTCTACGAGAGGAATTCTCAGTGGTTTCCCGTCCGGCATCACATTCCCCTGAAGGGACTCGTCCCCATTGTCATGCGGGTGTCGGGCTGGAAGGTCGTCCCGGCATCTTCCACATCCCAGTTCTCCAGCATGTCCCGATACTGCTCGGCTTTCTGCTGGCATCGCTTCATGATGGACTGGGGCTGACCGGTAGAGATGTCATCTGCCAGGGCCCACCGGAGGAAGATAAACCATTCCTGGGGAAACATCATGGTGTCATTGAGGCTGACCAGATTCGTAACCTGCTGGGTGATGTACAGGTGACACGTCCCCGTTGCCGCCGCGCTGTCGGGGAGGAGCCAGAAGTGCACCTTCAGTCGATCGTACAGTTTCTCAACATAGTAGGAATTGATTTGGCCGGAGTTGCTGACCTGGCTGAGCATAAGCCACTCGTTCGCAGAGAGAACTGTGAGCGGGCGGCGAATCCCATTCGAGTCTTTATAGTAAGCCTGCACCACCCGCAGCGGCTTGACAATGTTGATATCCCCGTTCGGCATCAAGGTATAGTCGCCCTGGTCCTCTACTAGTGGCACATTCAAATCATACATGAGCCAAAGCTTCAGCCCCTGCGTCTGTTCCAGGTTGATGATGTCATTCAACCGCATCATGTATTTGGCAAGCTGTTCTGAAGAAGGGTCCTGCCCCTCTTCCAGCAGACCCGCATCTTCCATTGCAAAGCGGATGATTCGGGCGGGCGTATTGAACTCTACGGGAGTAGTCAAGTTAGTCTCCTGCGAAAACGCGGACAGGGTTTAAGGGGGTGATGATATAAGGCAGGACCTCGGGAGGAGTTTCTGCGAACTTGGCATTAACGTGAAAGCCGGAGACGGCGGCGGTCTGTTCTACCTCCATTCCACCGACCAGCAATACCTTTCCTGTCGGCTTGTAGACTGTTCCGACAATATCAAGACTGTGAGTGTGGCTGTCCGTCACCCAGAATTCCTTCTTATCCTCACCCACTATGCGGAAGGCAGCTAAGACTTTCACCGCCTCAGCTTCGTCTGTAAACCTCAGGTAAACTGTCATAATGACTGCCTTTGAAGAAGAGTGTCTCCATCCCTTACCGGGTAATAGGAGAGGGAGGAAATCCAGCCGTTGACAAACCCGCTTGAGTTTGCAGAACCAATTTCGAGCCGATCTACTGTCGGGATTGTTGCGGATGTGTCCGTTCCCGCCGCAGTTCCAGAAAGCGAATATCCAATGTTGTTTGCTTGGTAGGCAATAGCCGCTTTATAGGCGGTAAGAGCTGTCGTATTGTAGGTTCCTGAAGAACTGTTTATGTCCCATTGAGCAACCCCGCCAGTCGTGCCAGCCGCATACGTTCTATTGTTTGTGCTGATCTGATTGACGGTAATGAAGTTGTTTGATGTTCCGTCGCTAGCACGAACAACTGTCGGGAAGGTTGCCGCAGTAACAGCGGCTTCATTCATAAACCCAACAACAATCGTCCCCTGCGTCGCATTCCAGAAGCTCGTGAAGTTCGACCCGGTGATGGAGGCTACGTCAGCAGCGCGGGTGACGGCGGCTGAGGAAGTCGAGATTACCGAAGTGGCAAAGGCTCCGAGTTCTAGCTGCGGCATGCCGATGCGGAGGGTGATGTCGATGGCGACACCAGACAAAACGAGTTCTACATACTGCAATTCAAAAGCGGTAGAAGCGCTGTTGTTTGTAAGTGATGTAGCTGTTCTTTGTGTAGATAGGGCTGCCGATGTCGGGACAAAGGTTGTCTTAACATTTCCTAATTCAGCGCCGCCAACATCCCTTTGGCTTACCGTATTGTTAAGGGTAATGCCAGTCAGCGTCCCCGCCGACAGTTTGTAATAAGTTGAGGCTGTCCAAGATTGCCCGTTAGACGCAGCAATTTGCGTACTTGACTCATAACTTATGTAGTAACTACCAGCGGCTGATGGAGTTCCGCTTAGTTGTATATCTACGTAGGAAATTCCATTTTCTGTTCCAGTACCAACTACTGTTCTGGTCAGCCCAGTAAGGGTGGTGAAAGTAGTCCAATTCGTTGGCAACGTCCCCGGCGTCCCTGCACTCGCCCCCGCCATCGTGTTATTCCGGATGGAGTTCGTCCGTGCTTCCTCAATCAGAAGACCTCGGGCTATCAGGGTGGAGGGGTTGTAGTCGAAGCGGGCGGCATCTGTCAGGGCAGTCTGCAGTGTCCCCGTGCTGTCAAAGTACGTCCCGCTCGACGCGCGGGTGAAGGTGATCAACGCAGTCCCTCTACTAGGAAGCAAAGAACCCGTCTGCGCAAACAGATACTGCAAGCTCGCCTGAACCCCGGAATAAGCTGGGTTCAGCAAGCTCGACGGTTGCAGACTGAGACTCATAGCTGCGTCAAATCCCGCATGACACTGATGTTAAGGGTACCCGCGGCGGCGACTTGCACTACACTCAGTGTTGCATTGTCCGGAATCCGAATGTACTCAATCTGAAAGGCGGGCAAGTAGGACCCTACAGTAGCACTGGCCACAATCCCTGTGGAAGGAAGGTTGTTCCCTGGATTCACCACTAGATAGTAGCAATCACTGGTAGCTAGCAACCTGACATTCGTCCAAGCCCTCAGAGGATCTTGAGACTGTATGGCCGCGCTCGTCCCGGCTGTCCCCGTATAGGCGACATTCTGAAAACCGGGATTAACCTGTGTAAGGGTAGGAACCATTATACGATTCTCCTATTCTTGCGGACAGTCACGACAATCGTGCCCTGGTTCTGTGGGGTGATGAAACCAACTGTGTTCAGGACCAGTCGCCCGGTCGCGTTCTGTCCACTGGTATCTGGAATCCCGCCAAACTTGAACCATTTATGGCAGGAATTCACGCCGGGGGTAAGGGTCCAAGCTGGCTGCACGTCCGTCGTGGTCTGGAAACCGAGCTGCACCGTGAAATTCTGTACCTCATACCAGCACTCCCACAGCACCATATCCATGCCGGCGGCGAGCTCTGGCTTAAAATCAATCGTGGGGTCAATGAAGACCTGATTATTCAATTCCCCTGACAGCCCATCACTCTCCAGATACACATAGAAAGTAGCCTTGTCAGGGCTTTCAACCAGCTTGCGGATGTCTACAATGTTTGCCATTTAATTGAGGGAGGGGTTATCCCCCTCCCTTCCTCACAGGTTAGACCGCAGGCGGGGCGTACTCGGTCCAGGTGATGCTGGCCATACCAACCGCGGCTGTCGTGACATACGCGAGCTGGATACTGGTGCCTGGAACAAGGATGATCGCACCCTGGATTTCGTCCCGAATATAAGGCGGGGTGATCTGGCTAGCCGCCGTCGGGCCGCCCAGGGTCCGCACAAACACAGGAGTGCCGACCGTGGTTGCCGCTGTATCCACCTTGGCAATCGAATCCGTAGCCGACCCGAAGGTCAGGGCATTCTGGATCTGATTGATGGGGGTGGTATGAGTGACGGCAGTGCTGCTCGGAGCCGGCGACATAGCAATGCCGACAATCGAGGCACCTGCGGGAGCGGTGGTGAAGGCCCACTCCACCTGGATCACGGCAATATTCTTGCCAGACCCATACGGGTTGCACAGGATCAAACCTGTAGCGGTAGTCGACAATGCCGACAGGGTTACGCCGGCCTGAGTGCTGGCACTCCACACCAGTCCCTGCCGAGCAAGTCCATAAACGTCCATTGACATGATATACTCCTTTTAGACTGCAGCGGGATTGATGAGACCGGACTTATCAACTGCACCGGTGATCGGGGAGAAGTTCTGACTGAAACCAAACGCACCGCCCGTGCCTGTGGCGATCCAGATCCCCGCCGTGTTGTCGAGCTGATACATATAGTTCTCGTATGCATGACCGGTCCAGGCAGTCGCGGTGGTGCTGATAAAGCTCCCGCCCGTGCTGGAAGTGTTGGGACGCTCCAGCCGATTACGCCCAAACTCAAAGTTGGTCATGTTGTTGGCGCCGGCTGCGAGCATGGCGGCGGTATCATTCAACACTGCCCAGCAACCGAAGTTCGACAGGATCGACATACGATCAGTGGCCGAACTCAGCTTAACCGCCGTGGTCGCCGCCGTGGTACCGAGACTGGAAATACGGCATCCAGCCAGGCGGAAGCCATCGCAGCTATTCGCGGTAGCGTTCCCCGTGAAGATGCTGATGAAATTCAAGACACTGGAGCCGTCCCGGAATTCACAGTTCACAATCTCGAAGTCCGTCGGCGTGCTGGTGCCAGTCGCCGTAAACACGCTGGTGATGTTGGCAAAGTTCGCCTTGAACAAGAAGTTCTGGATCGACACGTTCGCCGCCGTGACAGGAATGTTTGCGGTTGCCGCAGTAGTAAAGGTCAGGGTCGGGCGATTGCTCCCACTTCCCATCCCCACAATCGCCACACCTGCTACATCCAGAGTCAATGTCGTCGCATCCGCGATAGTCTCAGCATGCCCCGGCTTGACCATGATGATGTCGCCGCTGTTGGCAGTGCACTGCGATACCGCATATTCCAGCGTAGCCCAAGGACGCAGATACGTACCGGGATTCCCATTCGCCCCACCTGTGCAACCGGGCAGAAGGGTCGTGCTGTTCCCCACCCAGAAGACTCGGCCGGGCTGACTCTGCAGGATGGGCAATCCCCGCACGGTCAGGCCATTCATGAAGCCCTTGGGAAAGTTTGAAGCCTTGTCAAGTGTTTCCATTACAATTTTCTCCTTGAAGGAATAACCGCCCCTATGAAGGGAACGGGTGAATTACGGCCGAATAATCCTCGAATTACCCGGCCGCATCACATTAAGGACCGTTACTGCCAAAGATCCCGCGCGGATCGGTACAACCCACGCTAAACCGCATGTAGCTCGCAGCCTTCGCGTTCTTCGTGTCGAATTCGTTGTCCTGATCGAACATGGGACGATCCCGCCAGAACATCGTCATACCGTCCGGGCAGTTCGTGCGAACGAACCACGCATGGGCAGACGTGAAGTAGTGATTCAGCTTGATCCCCTGGGGGAAAGCATTCGTCGCCTTCAGCACGTTGATGTTGTTGTTGGCAGTGTCGGACTGCAGCACGCTCTTCAGAATCCGGTTCGCATTGAACCATTCGTTCGGAGCGATATGTAGGCTCTGCGGCATGATGGAGATCAACAGGCCACGGTCGTTCTGCGTCTGCATGATCTGGACACAGAGATCTTCCAGAGCAGCTTCGCACAGGTCGGCCGCCGGGCTGAGGGCATTGCTGTAAGTCCCCCCTGTCGCATTCACATGCGCGGTTGAGCACAGCGCCGCCCCGTCACCTGTGGTAAAGTAGGTGGTGGTGAAGGCGTTGTTGTAAGGGAACGCGGCCACATTCTCCAGGGTCTGCCGCATCGCGAAGGCGTTACCGCGAGCCCGACGCTCCGCAACTTCCTTGTACAGGTTGTCACGCAGCTCTTCGAACGTCACGATGTAACCCAGCGCATAGGCAATGTGCTGGTACGTGGAGATGATGCCCTGAGCTTCATAGTCATACGTGACCGGAGCGCCTTGGCTCTTGATCGGGGCAAGCCCGAAGCCAGTGACCTGAACGCCCTGTTCGTATGACTTGTCGGAATCCATGACATAATACAGGTCAGAATATTCCTCCGGATGCTCGCCGTAGGTCTGGCCCCAGGTCGTATAGACCCCAGGCCAGAGTAGTTTGGGATGTGTTGCAGTGCTGATTATGCCAGGCATGATGTTCTCCTGTTAGACGCCGGCTGCGCCAGTACCATGGCCCAGTTCGTGCACGTTGATCTGAACCAGCCACTTCGCATACGCGCCGAAGACATTGGTGCCGGCGGGTGCCTGAACCAAGCCAAAGAGGCGGAGTTGCAAGGTTGCGGTCGTGTTGGGGGTTGCGCCCGTGGCAGAAGGAATCATCCAGCCCGACAGGTATCCGTTGCCGGTGCCCGACTTGCTGATGGTGTTGAGTCCCACTTCCGTAGCGGCGAGTTGCGTCCCGTTAGATTCTTCCTGAACTGCGAAGAGTACATTAGGATCATCCACTACCAGGGCGTACCAGACATTGGGATCGCTGGCCGGACGGTAGGTGATGTTCGAGTTGACGATGTTGCCAACAGAAACGCCTCCAACCGGGGCGGTGGCCTGACCAGAATTGAACAGACCCACGATCACGCCGCGCAGGGCGCCTGTGGTAGCCCCAATCGCAATGCCAGGGATACCGTTCGCATCGGCAGTCCCCGAACTGATAACGGGATCACCGATGTAGAGCGCAGTCCCATAGGTCGCGGCGATCGAGTAGAGTCGAGCCTGACCGTTCCAAGGTGCCCCATTCAAATACTGGACGGGACTGAATCCAGAAGGGCGGTTTGCATTTGCCATTTAAGGCCTCCGTGTTTTCCGAGTGAAAAGGTTCTCAACAGCTTGCCGGTGAGCGCCAGGGATGTAAGTGTTGTCCTGGCCGTGCGGGTTGCTGGTGAGCTGTCCGCCGCCCCGTAGGGTCGCGGCGATCTGTTCGTTTCTGTCTTCAAGCAGCTTTTGGGAATGTTCCCAGAGGTGCTTCGGCTGCTTCATCAGGTACAGACGGAGAGGCTGACCCGCTTCGGTCACTGCCCCGCGGCCAGCACTCAGGCTGACCCGCGTACCCATATCGGTGCTACCTGAATCAGTCAAGTCATCCCCGATGTTGGTGTTGCTGAGCTGCACATCATCCGGCTCCACGAAGGTGTAGTAGGCGCGCTGTGCCTGACTCAGGCGGTTGGGCGTACCTTCAAACCAGTGGAGATGGAATCCGGGGATATCCGGGACCGCAAGTTTCTGCACCGGTAAGGACATCGGAACGAAGTCGTCCGGAATAGCAGAGGTTTCAATGGCGTTAGCCGGGTTGTCATTTCTGGGTTTTGCAATCATTTCTTACTCTCCTGCGAAGTAGACGCCGGCGTAATGCGACCGCCATTCATCTGCTGTTTTGAAAGCCTTGCCGTTCCCGACAAAGCGCTTTACATCTGCGTCACAGACCGCCTTGGCGTCTGCGGGTAGGTCGCGGTAGGTCTTGCCCTTGCCGGGGGCGGAGGATGAGCCGCCGCCTTGATCCCCGGTGGGCCTGCCAGCCTCGGTCTTGCTTCCCGGACTGGACGATTCGCCAAGGGTCTTTGCCACTTCGGCGGCGCACAGGTCCAGGAACGGGCGGCCTACCACACCTGCATAAGCGGGGTCCTGACGGAGTTCCTGGGCGACTGCGTTCAGCAGGGCACTCTTGCGGACGTCCTTCCCGTACCAGGTGTTGTCAGCTGCCCAGGCCAGGAAGTCCGGATGGGGCTGAGCGGGCAGGTTGGGGGCCGGAAGGGCAGGCTTAGCAGGGGCGGCCTTGGCGGCGGCGATCTCTCGATCCATCTCCGACAGGGCGGCCGTGGCTTCCACTTCCCGGTCAACATCCCCCTCCCGCTTGGCGTCCTTCAACTCCGCCAGCAGGTTTGCCCGTGCTCGGGTCGCCGCCTCTTGACTCGCCTTGGTCGAGAATTCCTTCAGGTCCTCAATGGCCTGCCGTGATTCCTCCACCACACTCTTCAGCTGGACGAGTTCCTGATTCTGCTGGGTCACCGTAGCCATGAGCTGCTGGTTATTCTTACGCAGGATCGGCATGACCTGATCAGCATGGTCCAGAAAGGCCTGCGCATCGACGAACTTCTCAGGGTCGCCCTTGAAGCGGTCCGGAGGTACCCAGCCTACGGCAACAGCCTTGGCCTGCACGTCCTGAGGGGCCGCCGAGGCTAGGCCTTCAGTTGGGTCAGTCATGGCCGGCCTCCTCTACAATCGCGCAGAATATATCCCGCGCATTGATCAGGCGGTACTGCTTCCCGTCCGCCGGCCCTTTGGCAAGGTGCCCCGCCATCTGGGAGATCAGAACCTTCTCCCCCACTTTCGCGCGAGGAGCTTCACCTTTCCAGGCCTCCGGTCCAATCGCCACCACCACCGCCCGCTGTTCCAGCATATACGTGGAAGCAGCAACGGCGTCGGGAATCTCAATCAGTCCCTTTCGAACCTCCGGCTGATACGGCGCGACAAGTACCGCCTGCCCGCGTGGATCAAGCCCGCTTTGGTTCACCTTCGGTATAGTCTGGATAGACAATCCCGTCATCTCCTGTTGCATTGCATATGCGCTAGTCATCTTTGAGTTCTCCTACTAACTGGTCGTACTCCAATTCCTCAAGATCCTTGAGGGCCTTACAGGTTCCCACCGCCGAAGCGTTGGCAATTGCTGTTGCGAACTGCTGCTGATCCGTGAAATGTCCATCAGCCCATTGCTGCTTCAGGTCCGACTGGCGGAGCCTCAAGACCTGGCGGAAGGCCAAGGTCGCCGGATGCTCCAGCCATTCCTTCCATTCCTCCTCCGTCGGGAGGCGATTCAGTAGATCTGCCATTTTCTGTCTCCATTGCTTTCATCATGAGTTCGATCCGGCCCCGGAGGGCTTCATCGCGTTGCTTCATCGCGCCGAGCATGGAGTCGAAGGCGGCGAGCTTGTGCCCTGCTTCCACTCCCTGCGCGTTGGCAGAAGCCTCCATCGCCTCTGCTTCCATCTTGATGATCTTCGCCCGATTCACACGCTGCTCTTCCATCAGAGACATTGCGAATTCCATTTGGGCGTTCTTCAGGGCCTGCTCCTTCAGCTCAAGTGCCTTGGCTTCGAGGGCAAGCTTGGGGTCAGGACCCGGCTTGAACTTGGATGGGTCGTATAGTACCGCCGCGCCCTCGACATGCATGGCCTTCAAGACCCTGCGCTCAACTTCTTCCATGTTGTAGCCGGGGGTACTCATCGCCATCTGCTTCAAGGTGAGGGCCTGCTTCAAGCGGTCCGTCTCACTCGTCGCGTTCGGATCAGCAACAGGTGCAATTCTCGCGGGGTTGCCCTGGTAGTCGGCTTTCAGTGCCAGCATGCCCTTATCCCCGAAGGGCTGGCTCGGCGGCATGTGGATTGCGTTGAGGACATAGAGCTTTTTGAACTCATTCTTCATGCTCCGCCAGGTCCGTTTGAACAGATTGTTATAAATCTGCATGCCCTGCGTCACCATTTCCTTCATGTTGTAGGCGGGGGTGTTCTGGCCGGGGTTTTCTCCCATCATGGTGTCGGTAGAGCCCGAAATCCGGTTCGTGTACTGGATCAGGAGGCTCAAAAGCTGGAACAGCACCATGCTGGGCTCACGGACCGGGAGGGGGAATAGGCTCTTCCTGAGATCGTCCCCTGTGCTATCGACCCGCTGCCACTGGAAGGGGGCGAAAGTGTAGTTCCCACCACGAATCTTGGCGCCTCGCCCGAGGAATCCGCCAGCCGCCGTGCTCATAGTGCCTGCATCGACCAGCTGATTCACCAGGGTATTCACAGTTTCGTTCAGTGGGCCTAGCAAGACTCCAAATCCTACATCATAGACCGACCCGTCAGGACTGGGAATGAAGCCATACTTGGTGAAGTACTCAGTCGGGGCGATCCGAAGGATGTTGCCGGCGGCTGAGCGGGTAATATCCTGTACCCTGTCAAAGCGGGTGACGATCCGGACCACTGTGTGGCTGTTTTCCTCGATCGTGATGATGTAAGGCTCGGCATAACCGTCCCCATCAAGGTCCATCCCGACGTGCTGCTCTAGGAATCTGAAGGGGGAGAGCATTGAAGGTGGGGGAGGAGTCTCTCCAGTCCGCCGATCGCGGGAGGAAGTGCTCTGCTGGGCCTGCGGCATGGCGGGGGATTGGTACCAGGGCATGTCCCTGACGTCCCGGAAAATGCCGGCTTCGCACCGCTCGTAGATATCATTCCGGTAAAGCGGGATTACGTGAGTCTTTCTCCCACAGTCCTCTACACTCTTCGCGAAGTAATCCATGACCAGGTCTGTTGCCAGGACTAGATCACTAGTATTGTGCCCCTTGGCAGCGGAGCGCTGGCTCTTCTTGAATGCACACCCCATGATCGGGATGACAATCAGGGTGCGGTCGTGCTGCTCCTCCCAGGATTCATCCTCTTCGAGGAGCTGATAGCTCATATGGGCGCCGATCCGCACAGCCCTGGCCATCTCATCGCCCTGTGGGTCCTCCCCAATCACACGATACTTGACGATTTCAGTCCCCGACACCGTGGCGGGGTAGGCGCGGGCGTGGAACTGGAGGGCCGCGATGGTCACTAGCGGAAACGCAATGTTCGCGCAGTCTGTCCAGGGGAAGGTCTTCGCCTCCATGACCTGCATGGCGAGATTGGTGGCGGCCTGAACACGGTTCTCCCAGCGACGGCGGCTAAACTTATCCTGGTCATACCCCTCCCAGACCACAGCACCAATCTTGTCCAGGTCCCCTTCAGAGAACCTGTCGCACAGATTCGGCGACTTTACAGTCTTTTCATCTAATACAATCTTGTTTTCGAGCTCAAGCATCTCAGTATCCCGTTACGTGGTTACGCCCTGCGTTGGCCTTATGCCCGTTCCGGCGGAACTCCCAGTCTTCTTCCTCGAAGAAATCCTCTTCGTCTACCAGTGCAAGAGAGTCGACCCCTCGGGCCAGGATCGCAGAGCTGTCAAATTGGTCATCCAGCACCGCATCACTCCGTCCGGTGAATCGCAGAATCTCGTTCTCATATCCTTGATACCAGTCCCCCTGCTTATCAAACCGCACAGTGTGGGCACGAGTCCGCCGCTGAAAGGAGCGGCCTCGTGTTGCCTTGTCCTTGACAGGCAGGATTGCCTCGATGATCAGGCCCTCTCCGCGGGTTTCCATTTCACGCTGAAGCTGGGGACGGATAGACTTCCAGATCACCCCGTCCTCCACGATGAAGAGTTCGGGAGAATAGGCCTCCTGAATCTCGAAGAAGCGATCAATGATGCCCAGGCTGTCCCACCGCCCGACCCACTGCTTCTCGATACAGAGGAGATTGTCTACCGTAACGCCGCCGCCTGTGAAGCTGGTCCTGTTGGCCCGGTCCGCCGTGGAGATGGCGAAGTCCACTCCCACCGCCCTGCGCTTGGGGGCTTCATAGTCATCCTCCCGCATGGGGAGGAGGTCGTCTTTCAGAATGAAAGCTTCGTCATTGTCGAAGGGGTCGTTCAGGTATTCCTGCGAGTACCCCGCCGAGTCGCCCTGCTCAATGAAGGACTGACGGATCGCCCGGAGCCGCTTCTCGTCAAAGGCCTCGGGCCAGAGAATCTCGGAGAAGTCATCGAAAGACGTGTGGGCGCTGTAAAGCAGGCTGCCCCAGGTCGAATCTTTCTGCAAGCGGGCGAGGACTGAATCCTCATGAAGGATGGTACCATGAAGGCGGGCTGTGCCGCCCTTCCGCAAGCACGGCAGGAGGGCCCGGAACACCCAGCGACGGAACTTACCCCGCCTGTCCATGTTTTCGACCTGCTCATCCTCTTCCAGATCATCCCCGAGAATCAGGCCGGGGCGCTTCCCATTCCACTTCATTCCGCGCATCTTCTGGCCAGAACCCTTCGCAACCAGGCGGCACTTATGCCCGTCAGTGAACTTCACCACAATGTCAGTCTTGGTGTCAGTCGGCAAGGATGCTACCCCAAACTCCGCCCGGATGTCCTCGTTCTCGCGCAGTTCTTTCGCAATGTCGCCGAGATGGCCGATTGCCAGTTCCTCCGTCGCGGACACGATCACGACATAGTCCTGAGCACGAAATAGAACTGTTGCCAGTCCGAATACGTGGGTCAGGGCTGTGCTCTTAGCGTGCGAGCGGGGAGCGGCGACAGTGCAGAACTGCCTGTCCGAACAGTACAGGTCCCAGGCTTCACGGTGGAAAGCTGGGGTGGGGGCAGGATTGTCGTAGAGAGGGGATAGGAACATCCCTGCGAAAGTCTCTACGAGCCGGGGAGTGAGGGCGACGGCCATGCTAGTGGAGATGCCGAGGGTAGGTGTATAGGTGGGAGAGGTACTCCGCCGGACTCATCCCTCCGTGCTTGAGCCAGCTCAGTGCGAGAAGTGCGCCGGCGGCAAAGATTTCCGCCGCCTGGTCGGGCTGCGAGGTCATCAACCGGGCGACCTCCCCATCCATCACTTCCACCTGAGCGGGGGCGAGAAGAATCACAACTGCCCCCAATCCTGCACCACCAGGGCGCCTTCAAGTTCGAGGGTCTGGCTTGCGGAGGTGGTAATCTCGCACCGAAGCCAGTAGACTGTTCCTGCTACGCCGCCCGTCACAGACTGAGTTACCTGAGTCCCGGACGAAGAGGCCGCCCCGTTTATGATGGCCTGGGGGTTAGCATCCACTCCCGAGTACACCTTCGCGAAGGTCTGTTTGGTAGAGATCGTTTCCCCAGCCGCAAGCATAGCCGCGAAGTCAAAGACCAGATTGACGGTCGCGGAAGTGTTCTTAGGGAGGAAACTGATCCGGCTCATACGTAGACCATGCGAACCGTTACGTTTGAAGAGGGGTTCGTGGTGCCCGCGGTGCCTGCGGTGGTGACACAGGCGACTGCCAGGGCCGTGCCGTAGGTATTGCCGCCGGGGATCACGAAGGTGACGCTGGTGGAGGCGGGGGCCAGGAAGATCCCGTCCGGGGCGGTGGTGCCTACCGTAGGGGAGGCATTGTTCCACAACTTGACGTAGCTGACGGCGGCGTTGAGGGTATTGTCGATCTGCACTTCATACAGCACGGTGCTTGAGGCCTTGACCGCAGAGGCCGTCCCGTCACAGTCCGTATTGATATACAGGCTGCCGCCCGAGATGATCGCAGTGTTGCTGACGGCCATGATCAGCCTCCCCCGGCCATGCGCTTGTGCAGGGAAATAGGTGCCGCCGGCGTGGGTATGAGGCTATCCGCTTTGGCTGGAGCCATACCAGCTAGGTTGCGGTCCTGATATGTAGTAGGTGCCGGCGGCGTAACAGGTGCACAGTAGCCGGACTTACCGGCTGACGACTTGGACTTCCGCATCTATAATCCTTTCGAGAGGGGCAGCGGGCTGCTGCTGCAGTGTCAGGAGTCTTTCGGCCAAGCGCTCTAACCGACCGGGGGGCTCCGGTGGAGCGTTTCCTCCGACGGCCAGGGCCTTGGCGCCTAGTTCAATCGCCTTGAGGGCGAGATTGTCTGGAACACAGTTCGAGGGCATTGCCAGCTTGTCCTGCACGACCTGCAGGGCGCGGGAAGTCATGGACCGGAAGCGCTCTTCCACTGTGGCGCTCAGCTCAGGGTTCACGATCTCCGCCCGCCGGGTGGCCAGCATCGCCTGGAACGCATCACTATTCACGACCTGACAGATCCAGGCCGGGGTGTACCCGAAGTGCGTGGCCAGCCGATCCTGCGAGATGGCAGGGTCAGCAATGATCAGATCAATCATCGCCTGATGGGTGTAGGAGATCTTCTGGATTTCAGCCACGGAAGGTCTGGGTGCGGATTGATGTCATATGTGCATTGTATATAGTGGAGGCGGGCCTGTCAAGGGGTGGCGGGGGCGGGCGGCGGCACGGCGGCATGTCCGGCCGGTCCTGTCCCGATCCGTCCCAATAACTCACGAATTATACGGCCGTACTTGAAAATTGGCCCAACTTTAGCTGAAAGGGATACATCATAGAGTAAATCCAGGAATTTGCCCCCAGCCGGGGGGTCAGGAATGAGGCACGCGTCGAGGCAGGGGGTGGGTGGGTGGATGAGGCAGGCATGGCAGGTCAGGCATGGTCCTTGCTACGCGCGTGCGTGCGCGTCATAGAAGAATCTGTATGCGCGTATGCGTGGGCGCGCGTCATGATAGAATCTGTATTCGGATGAGTATTTGCGGAAATGTGATGTGGGTCACATCATTGGCGCTTGACATTCAGTCCCCATGCCCCATACTGGCATACGTGGACCCGGCAATTCCGCCGGCCATACACAACCTTGAAAGGGTATATCATGCAATCGAAAGCGAAGAGCAATTCCGTCATCACCCATACCGTCAATACGGATGAGCAGACAATCACGTTTCACGTGGTCGGATGCGAGCCGCTCGTGTTTGATGTGAAAAAGGTATCGGATGCAGTGGGGGAGCGGGCCATGCTGCATGGGTTTATTCAGCGCGTGAGCGATGCCGCGGCCATATCACGCAACCGGGATACGGGGATGCCCGCGACCCCACAGGACAAGCGCGACGCAATGGCCGTACTGGTTGAGCATTACGAATCCGGTACGGAAGACTGGGCGCGGCGCCGGGAGGCTGGGGCGGGGCCGGACACAGGCATAACCCTGCAGGCAATCATGGACATATTCAAGACGGATGCGGCGGGCGCGCGGGGCATGATTGCGAGTCTGGCCGAACGGAGGAGCATTACGCCTAATGAGGCGCGGGCCGTGTTTGCCTCGGCGAAGGAAGTCGCGGCGCGGATTGCCCAGCTCAAGGCCGACAGGGCCGAGAAGTCGGGCATTGACGCGGCGGGCCTGTTGGACGAGCTGACCAGCGAGTAAATCGAACAGGGCCACGTGACAGGTGGCCCGATTCGGGGTATTTGACGGGCGGCGGGGCGTGGAACATTGAACGGGGGCCGTGAAACGTACCACCATGCCGTAATTACGCATTTGGGTATATGATGGTATCAACCCGGACCAAATCGGCACCACAGCCCGTTTATGGGGTTTAACGACCACACCACGACCACCACAACGACACCACCACCTCCTAGGGTGGGGTATATCCGGCCGGAAATGGTCTAAGTAGTTCAGTTTTTTATTTTTTTTTTCTTTACAGAGAAAATCCCTACGGACCGTTATACGGACGGATTGAACCCGGGGGTAGGAGGTGATGGTGGGGTGGTTGACGAGGTGTGGTGCATCCCTTGATTGACATTGGGGCGGATTGGTCCATAATGGGGGGATGGGCGGGTCGCCGCCCGCATTTTGGAGGCTGGAATGGATCAGATATCATACAGGAAGAAGCTACCGGGAACTACCCGGTTTAGCCTGCAGGATCTTGCGAGGATTAAAGAGATTGGAAGGCTGCCGTGGAATGAGCGGCCGCCGGCAAGGGAGGTAGCTCAGGCATATTGCTGTGGGCTTGAGACGATCCGCAGAATCTGGCGAGAAGAGACCTTTGTAGGGGTGGGCGGGAAGGTTAATGCAGGGTATGAGCCGCCACCGATGTCAGCAGAGCTGGAGGAAGAGCTACGGGAACTCGCTCGAAAGTTTGAGACGGGCGAACTGAAGGTGAAGGGGAGAGCATGAAGCACGCAGGGAAGTGGATGCGGGCATATCTGGAATGCTTGACGGAAGGCCGCGGGGTGAGGTTGCTGCCCTTGGCCTACTGGAATGACCGTGGCCAGCGGATCTGGCACTTTTGACCTTGAAAGGGTGAATGATGGAAACACTACGGGAAGTGCTGATGTACAGGGACCAGCTGACACAGGATCAAGCAGATGATGTGATTCGAGAGGCACAGTTGGCAGTGCGGGAAGGTGAAGACCCGGAGGAGGTGCTGAAGGAGCTGGGGCTTGAGCCGGACTATGTAATTGATCTGTTTGATTGAAAGGGGCGAGTCATGTATGAAATGACGGAAGAAGTAAGGCACCAACGGGCGGAGATGACGCAAGTCTGTGTCGGGAAGGCCCGCTTTATCAAGCGGACGCTTGGAGTGAGAAGCGCCGCCGGGTATTTGAGGAATCGCGGGTTTAGGCTGGCGACAGCGTTGTTCCTGCTCGCCGGGTCGCGGAGAGAATACTCGAATCCGATTGCTTAGCCAGCAAGGCAGTCAGGCCGGGGTGACAGTCCGGCCGAGCGGCAATGTTGCCTGAGAGAGGTGGAACCATGAATGAA